AACAGTTTCAACAGTGTTGATAATCCTGTTGTGGAAGAAAAACCTGTAGATCCCCCTACAGACCCCCCTACGGATCCACCTACAGATCCTCCAACGGATCCCCCTACGGATCCTCCAACGGATCCACCTACAGATCCTCCAACGGATCCCCCTACGGATCCTCCAACGGATCCACCTACAGATCCTCCAACGGATCCTCCAACGGATCCACCTACAGATCCCCCTACGGATCCTCCAACGGATCCCCCTACGGATCCTCCAACGGATCCACCTACTGAAGGACCAGGAAAAGGAAATCCTGGAAATGATAAGGAAGTTGGTAATTCACCTTGGGATGGAGAAACAGGAGCATCAGATAATCCAGGAAAAGGGAATCACCAAGATGGGCAAGACCCAGAAACTAATCAACCACCAGGAGATTCAAAGAACGATGGAGGACAAAATAACACTCCTAAAAATGATAATGATAATGGAGGAGGTGGAGGAGATGTTCCCGAAAAGGGACAAAATAATGGATGGGGCAACGGAGATGACGATGCTCCAGGTAATTCAGGATCTAATAACAACGCTGAAAATGATAAAACTTCAAATGCAAATACTGGAGAACTTATAGATAAATTCCTAGAAAATCATTCATTTAATGATGATTATGATAATAATGGGTCAGAGTTTGAGTATAGTACTTATGAACCTGAAAATATTGGTGATGTGAACATTCCAGATGCTCCAGAACTTATAATTGAGTTTGAAGTTCCTGATTATAATAATGATATAAGTGGATTTGACTTTACAGATCAGTAAGAGTATTCTATACTGATAGAAATACTTTTACAAATAATGGACGATATACTAAATCAAATCACAACTACAATTGAAACTTTGGGATGGAATATTGATGATGATATTCGTGTGGAAGTTGGTGGAGTTGCAGTTACAGGAACTGCAACTCATCCTGATGCAAATGCAAAGTGGGCGAAACCTTTTGGGTCTGTAACCTATCAAAATGATGCATTTGTTGTTATTAAAAATCGCACTCGCAATCCTGTAATTCCATCGAAACCAAATAATGACTGAATATTTTAAGCAAACTTCAAATGGACCTTATTTGAGACACGATTATAAACTTTATTACACAACCAAGAAACCAGAAGTCTTTGATAATTATGAAGATCTTCAGAGAACTTGGTTTCAGACGCCAAATCGGTTTTTAGATTATGTTGAAGTTCTAGATCATAAAGAATCAAAAAAATCTAAAGGAAAGGGATTTTGATATGAATGAATATTGGGTTGTAACAAACAACCGAACAGGAAAAGTTATCTGCCATTGTGCAGACATTAATGATGCGATAATGATGGTTGGATTTGATCCTCATTGTCGTTCTTATAGTCGTCATCGGTTTATAATGGACCAGGTGATTAATGTAACCTCAACAACAGATAAACAACTTCCTGGGCAACTTGGATTGCCTGCTGGGCAGGTAAATCAATTAGAACCTCAAAAAATCAAACTTCCAGAAGGGCAACAACAACCTGTTAAAGTATAATGCAAAACATCAATTGGTTTAATGTTCTTCTAGATCTTTACATCATTTATTGGGGATTTAATTACGGGAGAAACAAAACTGATGAATCATAGAAAACATAAGCAGTTGGAAAACGCAAGACGACCAAAAAAAGAAGTTTATAATCCTTATGCAAATGACCCACCAGATGCCAAGTGTCCTTATTGTGGGCAATCTGGAAAGATTTGTTCATATATTAATAGTGTAAGTCGTGGTTGGGGTAGAGGTGCCTGTAAAATAAAAAATGGATCATAAAACTACACTTCAAGAACAAACAAGTTACATTTTTATTACCCTTAAAGAAACTCTAAATATTTGTGGTACGCATCTTACGAATGCCACTTTACTCCACTTCAGAAGAACTTTTATACAATCTAGAAGCAACAACAAGTTCTGAAGCAAAGCGAAAATGGAGACAATCAATTAAAGAAAAATGGAATTATGAATGTGCATATTGTGGATCTGAAGAGAATTTAACATTAGATCACATTGTGCCAAGATCTAATGGTGGAAGTGATAGAATTACAAATGTCTTATGTGCATGTAAGAAATGTAATCATTCAAAAGGTCATCAAAAATGGTATGATTGGTATTTACAACAATCATTCTTTACAACTGAAAAATTATCTGCTATTATTGAATGGCAGAAACAAATAAATGACAACGAATATTATGTTTACCGTCCAAGAGGAACTAGAAGGTATTAATAAATACAAGTAAAACTTTATGGAATCTGGTAGTATTCGCCCCCTACTTTATGAAGTGGGGGGATTCATTATTTCAACACTTACAATTTTAATACCATTAATAATACTATTATGAAATTTACTGTTTATTCTAAAGATGGATGTCCTTATTGCTCTAAAATTGAACAAGTATTACAACTTGCTAATTTAGAACATAAAGTTTATAAACTCGGACAAAACTTTACTAGAGATGAATTTTATGCTGAATTTGGACCTGGGTCTACATTCCCTCAAGTAATTCTGAATGATACGGAACACCTTGGTGGATGTACAGATGCAGTAAAATATCTTCAAGAAAATAAAGTAATTTAAATGGAAGCAACTTTTCAGGAAGTTTATTACGATGTTGAAAAGGCAATTGACTATGCCTTCAAAGGAAAATTTGTTTTAAATTTTTACGAATATTTAAAAGTAAAAGGTACTGTAAAAAGGGAAGTAGAGCAATTTATTCAGAGTGAAACCGTCAGAAATGTCAATGAGGTTATAATAGATTTGGATACTTATCTTGAGGGTGGTGTTGACAATCAACATAAGCAACTCCGTGAGGCATATGGTTATCTTTCTAAACCAGAAGCAAGAAAGATAAGAAATTATCTTAATGGTATCCTTGAAGATGCTGAAAAATACAACTATGACAAAAGAAAAGGAAGGCGAAAAAAGAAAACTAAATAATCCTGAAGACCTCCAGATTAACAGGGGGTTTGAATTGATGCTAAGACATAATAGTAGGAGGGAGAAACCATCGGAACCAAAAGCATTTCAATTTCGTTTTGGTAAGATGTTATCTCTCCTGAAAAGAGAGATACATTTTCAAATTGATTTTTTCTTTGATATGAAAAAAAAGTAACTCTCGGGAGAAAAAGATGGAACTATCAATCATCTTAACATTCACAACTCTTTTTTGTGTAATGTTTTTATTCATTGGTCTCATTGGTGGATGGATATTTAAGCAGTATCAAGTCGAAAGAATTTATGGTATTCGTAATATTCACCCAGAATTTTTTGATAATAACGGAAATATAGTTCCTGATGAAGTATTAGCAGTTAGATTTGAAGAGGGATTTTTTGATGATGAAGAAGAATATGAAGAAGAAGATTGATAAATAAGCAAAACTATACTATAATAGTCTGAATTGTATTAAACATTATGCCTGCAACAAAAACCGAAAAACCTACTATAAATCTTCAAGCAAATCCATTTCAATATGAAATTTTGGATCTTGCTTCAAAACAAAGAAGTAATATAAAGAAAGTAGAAGTCCTAAAAGAGTATCGTAATGATGCTCTTGTATCTCTTTTTATTTGGAACTTTGATGAGAGTGTAATTAGTATTCTTCCTCCTGGATCAGTACCTTATGCTGATCCCAATGAACAATCTTCGGTGGGAGGAAATCTTAGCGATTTTATTAACAGTAAAGCGAAGAATACTAATTTAAATAACGGTTCTTATGCTGGAACTGATGAAGTAATGAATAAGCAACACACCTCACTTCGTAATGAATATAAGAACTTTTATCTTTTTGTAAAAGGTGGCAATAACGAACTATCACAAATTCGTAAAGAAACTATTTTTATCAACATGCTTCAGGGACTTCATCCACTAGAAGCAGAATTAGTTTGTCTTGTGAAAGATAAAAAACTCACGAATAAATATAAAGTATCTTGGGATAATGTTAAAGAGGCATACCCCGATGTTCGTTGGGGAGGTCGTTCATGACAAAGGTTGCGGAGAAAGAAATGGCACAATGGTCCCCAGAAGAAAAGAAAGAAATTACTTCTCGCTATGGTTGTGATCTTTTGTTCGAAAGAACAACTCTGCAACAAATCAAAGATCCTTCTCTTCCTAATGATGCATACGTTGTGATTTATCGTGTAAATGGTGAAACATTTATGGATTTGTGCCGTGGAACAAGAGTTAGGATTTTTGACATGTATTATGATAAATTTGGTCCTGGTTCTGTACAGAAAATTGATTTTGGATATGGAAGAACAAGTCCCAAACTATGGGGATATCGAGCACCTGAAGGTAAAAAAAGAAAATGAGTGAAGGATTTGATAGTAAATTAAAAGTAGTTGTAGATCCAAATGGAGTAGATGAACTACTTAAGCAATATAAAAAAATTAAAAAATATATGAGATCTCCTTTATATCAAGTAAAGAAGATTGATGGGACAGAAAAAGTTGTGTCGGAACTTTTAAGCGAATATTACGATAATCCAATTGAATAAATGGGTAAGCATTTCTTATTAAACCTCTATGGATGCTCGTCAGTTCTCCTGAACGACGAGCGTTTTCTTATTGATCTTATGGAAAACGCT